CTAGTTTTATCATATGTTATAAATATTGAAGGCTATATCATGTTCATTTTCTTTAAGAATTCTAATTCCTCTTTTGTAACCTCCATTACATTCTTNTGCATTATTTCTTGGGCACGATTGTATTCTTGTTCTTCAAAGTATATTTCTGCTGGGCTCATAACCATTCAATTTTAGTTTTTAATGTATTTAAATTTGTCCTTGCTCTAGTAATTTTGAGGATATTTTCATCTTCATCATACTTTAGAGGTTCATCTATATCCTCAATAATTTCCATTACTAGAATGTATAATTCTTCTTTTAAAGCAGGGTCCATATTAACTAAGTAATTTTATTAACTCATTAATATCTTCTCTCGATTGCCATCCTTTAGGATCTCCTAAGAATTCCCCATCAACATCAATAACCATCACTTCAAACGAAGAAACATCTTTTACATTATCAACTGCTTCTCTAACACCATTTTTACCCGCACTGTACATTCCTGTACCTGCTACAACGGACAACTCAATACCATTATCTAGCATTATTAATCCTTGAATGTTTCCCTTACCTAATTTGTGTTGTTTAAAAGTAATATCTTTAAATGTTTTCATAACCTTTATTGTTTTTTATCATTATTTACAATGTAAATATACGAAGGGTTAATGCGGTAGCCTAATTTTTACGCGGAAGTCTTTAATTCTTCTACTAAAGTATTATATAAACTGTAGCTACTTACTTTAATATTGATGTTAGGATTTATCTTTAAAACAGATTCTTTTATACAATTTACATCATTACTATCCATGTTTTCTTCAATTAAAATATTACTTTTAAAAAAAGGTACAAGATCACTATAGTGGTCTGATAATATACGTTCACAATTAGAACTTTGGATTAGATAAATAACATCTCCATTTTTTATATCATGAATGATGTTATTATATCTTTTTAAGTATTTCTTTTTAATAGTTGATAGTTTATCTTCTCGCTCATGGATAAACATCATTTTATAGGTTTTATCCCATATTTGTTTACCTTCAAATAAACCACTATTTACTATTTCAACATCATCAAATATGTCATCCAACCCATTATCTAAAATATAAGATACAGTTTTATAAGAATTACCACTCCAATCAAAAGGATAATTTTTTACCCTTACTTTTGCTTCATTTGCGGCATAAGCGGCTGTGCATACTTTACCTATTGGAAAATATACTACTCTCACACTGACCTTTTTACTGTTGTTTTAAAGCTTTGTGTAGCTGGTTTGTGTTTGGGATTTTCAATATCAAATATACTTTTTACTGATTTGTAAATATCTATATTTTCTTCTTGAGTTCTTGGTGATTCATATACCTCCCAATTTTTACCTTTTAATCTAGTACCTGATCTATCAGCACCTCTAGATTTTGATTTTAACCATAATACACCTACACGTGATGCTTCTTTACCAAAACATTCCTTGTAACATTGGGCATAAGCTGCACCTTGTAAGTCATAAGTTGTTTGTAGATGATTACTAGTTTTAAAATCAATAACCCATAATTCACCATCAATTTCACAAATTAAATCACAAGTACCAGCTACTTTAAGTTCTTCACTAAATAAGTGTACCTCGGTTTCAATTAATGTTGGTTTATGTGTTTCCCAAAAGTCAACAAAACGTAAAAACATTTGCCATACATTAGGGTCCATTTTTGGATAACCACTATCATTAAGATAAGTTAATTCCGTTCCTGTAAAATACTCTTCAATCATTTCATGCACCTTAGTACCTTCTTCTGATGCTTTCTTAACAATCCAATCTGCACTATGGCCTACTTTTTTAAGCCAATCCTGAAAGTATTTACCTTTTGGGTAACAATTTAAAACATAAGTAATAGATGGATAATACTCACCATTACGTCTGTAATACCTTGAATCAGGTAGTGTAATTTGTTTGTGATCGTCTGAGATCTCTAGAATTCTGTTATAAGATTTCTTTATCATATAGATAGTTTTTGTTCCATTAAATTATAATAGGTTAAAGGAACGGTTTGTTGAATCAATTTTGTGAAATTTTCGAAACCCATTTCACTCGGATCCTTATCTTGCAAATCTACAAGATAGACTTCTTTACCTTCTGCCATTAATTTTTCACAGAAATTTAAAGCTTGTTTAATTGCATCCCTATCTAATGCAATATAAATTTTATTTACTACAGATGTAACTATTTTTTTCATTAAATTACTCTGAATGTTTTTTCCTAATAGGGGGATTGCATTTCTTTTTATAGCCATAGCATCGAATAATCCTTCACATAATATAATTGGTAAGTTCCAATTAATAAAATGTTCATTAGGTATAATGTCTCTTGATGCTTGTGGATTTCTATATTTTACAAATGCTTCTTTTTCAAAAGAACGGGCAGTAAAATAATTTAATCTACCATCTGCGTCATAGGTTGGTATTATTATCATATTATTATATAATCCACCTTCACAATACCCAATATTGTATTTATTAATATCCGTAATACTAACGCCTCGCTTTTTTAAATATGCAGCAGCATGGCGTTTAATTATACTATTGTTATTTGACTGGTCTAAACGTACATACTCCGCAGGTAACTTTAATATACTAACCGATTTTTCAGCTGAGACATAAGTAACGTCTTTAACATAAGTTTTAGCTTCTGCAATTTTATCTTGTGACGCTCCTGCTTTCCTTAGTAACTGTAAAATTGATTTACCTTTTTTATTACATACCCAACAATGCCAAGGATTATTACCCTCTTTATTTTCAGTAAAATTAACTTCGAGTTTAGGTTTATGATGGTTACAATGGGGACAAGTATAAGCAACATTGCCTCGAGCAGTTTGCTTACCTGTACCTAGTACGGAATTTACTAATGTAACTAATAACTGATTAACCATAATGTATAATATACGCTAATGTTTTATGATTTCCAAAGGGTCTTCATATTCGATATCTTCTAAGTCTTTAGTAAAAAACTTACCTAAAATATTGTCATTAAAGAATTCATCCGGTTTTTCTAATACTTGGTACAACATTTGATATTTTAATTCAAAATATGTAAGTTGTTTTTTTGTTTTTACACATTTTAAAATTGTTCTTTCGAACTCATCTTTTTTACCTTCTACTAATAATTTTTTAATATCTTTTTGGGAACCATAGTAGTTTTTCCAATCTGATTCTTTAACTGATAATTTATATGAAGGTTTCCTTCCAACTACTGCTCCTAGAGCTGCAATTTCTTTTTTACCAAGTTTAACTTTTTTAGTGAATTGTAAAATCTTTTTTCCGATATATGATTTTCCAGTGGGTGTATGTTTATTAATGTATACAAACCCATAAGTATTATCTGGAAATTGAGTGATATCGAGCATTTCGTTTCCTTTGTAGGTCCAGCTCATAATATTTGTTTTAGTTAATTTCGATTAACGCAACGTTAATACATATTGGTTTTTTCTAACATATAGTCAGAGGCAAATAATACCCTTTTGTTATCATCTATATTACAGTTTTCAATTAAACGAGGATGTACCCACCAATCTTCATAAGGACTATTTTTATCTGGGGATATATTACCTGCTACCAGTATATAACCTGCGTCTTTTAATAATTTTCTTGATTTATTTCTATAACTTTTTGTATCATCACAATAATAGTCATGCTCATATGTAATAACGCCAAATTCTAATGTATTAAACGGTATATTTTGTAATACTTTATAAGTATTATGTGCTGGGTCAACATCTAATTGTAAATAATCTATATAACGGGATTTAAGATATGTATCACATATGTCAACATAATTAGCTGTTGTAGCATCTTGGTTAAGACACCAATCATCTGACCTTTCATCTGCCCATTTGTCTAAAAAAGGTTGATGTATATCTAATGAAACCCCTTTATAACCCCACTGTTTTAATAATGCTGTATTATTACCATAATAAGGGCGACCTGCTCCTATTTCTATATAATTACCATCTTTTTTACCATTTAAAGCAGTTAATACAAATAAGTCTTGATAACATTGAGAATAATTACTTGTAACATTTATTGCCCCCTTAAATTTCCTTTTTAATGTTTTATATTGTGATTTTACATAGGGCAATAAATCATGATATGTAACAGTTTCTGGTTTTGATTCTATTAAATCAAAGTTTATACAATTGTTGATTACTATTTCTCTGTGGTGTTCATCAACATAAGGGTTTTCTTTTA